CAATGGCCTACGAGTTTGTTTATGACGGACTGGAATGGCATCACGGCGATGAAGAGGTTGAGCCTGCTGGTTACGGAATTACAATCGCTGGCACCCCGGCAGAGGGAGATGCCATTGTTGTTCATGTTCAGGCATCTAAAGTCATCTTTGACTATGTAGCCAAAGACTATGAAGTGCCGGCACTTGCAGGTCTGGAACACAGCATCACGCTTCTTACTCAGGATGTGCAGATTTATGGTTCACTCGCCTGCAATCCAGCACAGACGCTCAAAAGGATTCAGTCAGATGAGTTCTCAGGTGGCATTGCGCAGAACACGCCTTGCAAGATCACGCTTGATCACGGTGCATATGGTGGAGGCACAGGACAGGACGGCACGTACTACTTTGTAGCTCCTGTTGCGATCCCGGTTGGGGGAAGAATCAGACACTCCTCGATGGGGCAGTATTCTGGAAGTGGATACACAAAGCAGATGATCCTGAATGGAAAGTTCACTATCTATGATGCAAATGGAGAAGTGCTTGCCCAGAACATCGAGACATTAGAGTACACGGGAGCGATTTCCGGAGAAGTTGATCTCGGAACTACGACAGGAAACAATCCTACATACAAGACAGGAAGCCATATCAACTTTACAGAAAGACAGTTCTACGGCTCAAATGATCCAGCTGCTTCAAATCATCAGAAATGGAGAGAGTCTGACGCACCTGGAGCTGCTTCTGGAGCTATAGCCTCTTGGTGGTATGAGTATGATGAGTTTGATATGCCTGTAAAGAGCACGCTGCCTGGATTCTTGTATGGTTTCGACCCTGAGTTTGTAGCTGTGATCTGCCCGGTAAGAAAGCGTACAGCTCTCAGTATAGCTGATGGTTACGGCTACAGAGATACTGTTATGAAGGTATGGTGTCCATCCATGACAGAGATGGGGTTCGGACAGAACAACAGTATTTACGAGACATCAGTTTCTGCTGACGGAGTTGTAAAGAAGACTACTGCGTTTGACCTCTACATAGGAGCTACAAATGCTGATAGGATCAAGAAACAGGGGACTACCGCTAGATGGTGGTTCTTAAGGTCTCCGTACCCGTCGTACGGCGGCAGCGTGCGCAGCGTCAGGGATGATGGGTCTCTGTACAGCCACCACGGCGCGAGCAACTCCGACGGGGGCGTGGGCGGCCTCGCGTTAGCGTAATCTGGCATCCCCAAGGAGGCGGAGCGAGCCGACAGGCGAAGCAGAGACGGAACTATGCGAGAGAGAAAATTTAAGGAACCACAACCGAAATCTGCCGCTGAAAGACACACCATAGAGTTTACTGTCAAGACACTGAATATCCTCAGTAAGGAGAAGCTGTTCCCGAAGAGAGCAAGGTGGCAAGGCGTATACGAAATGGCTCGCATCGTTCAGCGGTTTCATTCATGCGTTATGTTTGCAAATGGCATAGAGGTACAAACTCACGGCCTTATGGTCAGCAGATTTAACGCTCAGACAGAAGCCCTTGCGTGGATGTATGTCCTGAACTCCAAGATGAGCCTCGCTTTAGATGTATTTGATCTCAACGCCAACAATCTTGGCGACTGGGCGGATAAGTACGATGAGACATGGAGATGTGTCAGAGGCTGGAGAAACAAGGATGTAAAACGCTACGCTCAAGAATACGGAAACTTGACAGACGCCGAACTAGAAGAGGCAGCCAATATGGTCAAGTCCATAGTAGATGATATCGTAGACTTCTCGGAGTCTTGATATATTAGGGAGCTTGCCAGTATCTCCGAACCCGTCGAACGGCAACAACGTGCGCAACGTCAGGGATGATGGGTCTCTGAACAACAACAACGCGAACAACACCAACGGGGGCGTGGGCGACCGTGAGAAAGCCAGTATTCAAGTAGGAAACGAAAGCAGTGCCCTCACACAGGGGGCAAACTTCCTGTTCGCTTAGACGACGAAAACAAGCCGTGTCAGGAAGGTCAAAACCGGCCATGACAGTATTAGTCATGATGTTTAGATTTATAAGCTACGGCGACCGGAGCCCTGCATATTGCCGGCTCCGAACTTCTTTTTATGAGGATAGATGGGTGAGCAATTTGACAAAGCCGTGTCACTGAATGAGCTATGCAAAGCTGCGAAACAGTGCAAGAAGGGTGTATCCTGGAAGACTGTTCCTATGGAGTATTACATCACTCGAGTTACTTCATGTAACAGGCTTCGTAAGGAGCTTCTATCGGGAAAGTATCATGCACACCCCGGACAGAAGATTCAGATTTACAAGCCTAAACGAAGAGTTGCAACAGCTCCCTGGTTCAAAGATCGTGTCTGGCACAGGGCTATGTGCAACAATGGCGTGTATGATGATCTCGTTTATGGGTTCATCGAGAACAACATCGCGTGTCAAAAAGGCAAAGGCACAGACATGGCTATCAGGCATGTCGTCAAAATGCTTCAGGAGCTGCATGAGCGGAAACCCGGAGAGCCTGTATACGGGGTGCACCTTGATGTCAAAAAGTATTTCCCGTCTACGCCTCATAAGCTGATAAAGGAAATGGACGAACGGCGAATAACGGAGCCGGAGTTTCTGCCTTATCTGTATGAAATAGTAGATAACAACAAAGATGAGAGGCCTCAAGAAGTTATAGATGCTGACCCCTTCGGAGAGCGTGGTACAGGGCTTGGCAGTCAGATCAATCAGCTGCATCAGGTAGCCTTGCTTGATCCGCTTGACCACATGATAGTAAAGGAGTGTCCGCACTATATGAGATATAACGATGACTTCCTGCTGCTCAGTCACGACAAGGACCTTGTGCGCAGAATGCGATCTATGATCGAGGAATATCTGCATTCTATAGGCTTAGAGATGACTGATAAAGGCGGCATCTTCAGAGCGTCAAACGGATTCTACTTTCTACGGAAGAGGTTCATACTCAAGAAAACCGGCAAGATCGTCATACGCCTGCATCCAAAGGCTCTTGCAGAGGAGCGCTATATGCTCAGAGCCTTCAAGAAAGCTGTCGATAACGGCCAGCGCACAATGGAAGATGTTCAGCGGCATTATCAGAGTGTTATTGCCAACATGGAATATGCTGGCGATGCCCCTATAAGAGCTATGGACAGATACTACACACAGCTGTTTCGACAACACCCAGTGTATAAGCGAAAACGGAGGTACTTGTATGGGAATATTCGTGACACCGGAAGAAAGAATACTTGATCTTGAGCACGAAAATAAGGAACTTGAAACCGAGCTGATCAATGCCAAGCGCGAGCTTGAAGAGGCCAATACTGTAATAAGTGAGCAGTCTGATGCGCTCATCGAGCTTGCTGAGATAATTGCAGGAGAGGAGTAAGACATGGCAAAGATATATTTCAGAAAGTATAAGACAAGAATTGATGCTGGTGAGGTTACAGTCGAAGAGGCGATCGCACTGGCAGAAGAAGAGGTCCCTGAAAGGTGGAGAGCTGCTGTCATAGAGCTTCTTGAAGCATATGATCAGGAATAGCCTTGAACTAGATGAACTGGTTGCAAAGCTCGATATCCCTCAGATACTCGCCCTGATAAAGCGGCTGACGGACGAACTGATGCAACGGTATATGGATATAGCAGAGTAGCGGCGCAGGCCGCTTTTTTGATGGGAGAAAAATATGAACACTGGAACAAAGATAAGGACTGTCGTGCTTGCTATCGCTGTAGTCAATCAGGCTATTTCACAGGTTGGAGAGCCTGACTTCGGCAACGAGACTGCCAATACGGTCTACAGAATCGTTTCGTACATATTCATGGTTCTGGCTGCAGCTATCACCTTCTGGTACAACAACGACTTCACAGAAGAGGCGTGCATCGGCACAGGCATTACACGGCAGCTGAAAGCCGAAAAGCAGGACGGTTATGTGGGCGACTTCTTCTATACAGATGAAGAAGAGGAAGAGAAGGTAGAGGAAGATGAACAGTAAGATTTACAAGCAGGCGGACTCTCGCTGGGGGTCTCTGCCATATCCTACAAAGAACTCCGCTTTTGCCGGTAATGGATGTGGCTGCTGTGCTTGCCTTCATGTACTCATCGAACTTGATAAGTACAAGAACTGGACACCTAAAGACCTGAGACCGTACATGGTTGAGCAGGGCTTTGCAGTCAGCGGCAAAGGTACACTGTGGAGCGGCATCACGAAGACTCTTGAGCACTATGGCTTCAAGGTTATCAACCACCCGACACTCGCCTCGATTTTCTCTACGCTTGATGCCAGAAAGAAGAAAGGCCTGCCGTGCCTCGGCGTGATCCTGTTCAGTTCAGGCAGCAGAGGCGGAATCACGTGGACTGCGGGAGGTCATTATGTCGAGTTCTCCGACTACAAGGTCGTAAACGGCAAGCACTACTTCTACACGAAAGACTCTGGCGGAAGGGATCATGACGGATGGTACTGCTACGAGACTCAGATGAAGGGGCTTATCCCTCAGATATGGTCGGCTGTAAGCAGCGCGAAAGCAGCTCAGGATACCGCTATAGTAGCGCTTGCCGTCCTGACTAAGCTCAGAGTAGATGGGAATGGCGGAGAAGCTACAGTTACTGCATCACAGAGATTCTTCAAGACCTTTGAAGACGGGGTCACAAGCGGGCAGGACAAGACATATAGTAAGTACTACACAGGCCTTACTTCGGTTATGTATGGAAGCGGCGGCTCCACATGGATCAAGGCACTTCAGAAATGGCTCGGAGTGACTAAGGATGGCATTCTCGGACCCGTAACTACAAAGGCGTGGCAGAAGAAGCTGAGAGACTTAGGGTATCTCGCCAAAAACGAGACGATTGACGGCTACTTCGGCTCTAAGTCAATGGCTGCATGGCAGAAGTTCCTGAATGACCAGTTATTCCCTAAGAACGGCAGCGATACGACACCAAAGACAAAGAAGTTCGATGACAACACAGTCATAGACGTATCGTATGTTCAGAAGACTATTGACTGGGATAAGGTCAAGGCTGATGGTATAGAAGGAGCTATGATTAGGTGCGGCTTCAGAGGTTACGAGTCTGGAAAGCTGCAGGAGGATGATTACTTCCTCAAGAATATCAAGGCAGCTCACAAGGCTGGTCTGAAAGTAGGCGTGTACTTCTTCACCGAAGGGATCACGGCTGCGGAAGGCAAGGAGGAGGCTGCATATGCACTCAACCTTATCAAGAAAGCTGGCATACCTCTCTCGTACCCGGTAGCAGTAGACACAGAGTACATTAATGACAAGAATGTCAGAGCCAATGGCCTGTCAAAGGCGAAGCGCACTGCCGTTATTAAGGCGTTCTGCGAGGAGATAAAGCGTCAGGGCTATGAGCCAATGATCTATGCCTCACTGAACTGGTTTGATAACAGCCTTGATATGTCAAAACTGCCGTACAAAGTATGGTGTGCTCAGTACTACAGCAAATGTCAGTACAAGGGCGAGTACGTCATGTGGCAGTACACAAGCACTGGCAAGGTTAGCGGCATCAATGGCGTAGTCGATCTCAACCACTGCTATATCAAGGCAGCAGCCAAAACGCCCTCCGTAACGCAGACTGCAGCAGTTACCACAATTACGGTAGCTGCTCTGTCCATTGACGAGCTTGCAAAACAGGTCATAGCAGGAAAGTGGGGCAGCGGTCAGGAGCGCAAAGAGAAGCTGACCAAAGCAGGATATGATTACGACAAGGTTCAGGCTAAGGTCAATGAGATGCTTGCCGATACAGTCAAGACGCGTGAGGAGGTCATAGCCGAAGGTAATGCTTGGGCAAGGAAGATTTGTGCAGACAACAGATATCATTACAACATGTGGACACAGAGCGTTCTGCAGTCGCATCGCTGCCCGATCTGTTCAGGTCTTGATTACAAAAAGGACTCTGACCACTTCGGCTGGAACTGCATAGGTCTTACTATTGCTATCTGGCGTCACGGCATGGGACTCCCATGTAAGTGCAGTTGCCACTGGATCACAGGGCCTGGAGGCACGGGCGATAAGCTGCTGACTCTTCCATTCGATGAGGCGCTTGCACTTGCAAAGAAGTGTGTCGGCCTTAGTGACATTGAGCTTATCAGGAGCAAGAACGGCATTCCGAAGAAACAGTGGCAGCCTGGAGACATCTGTCTGAAGTTCAGCGGTGAAGTCTTTGAGCATGCGTTCTACTACCCTGGGGGCAGCACTGTCATTGACAGTACAAGGATATACAGCGATAAGAGCAAGTGGACTGATGCTGTAAAGGCTAACCAAATCAAGGAGCGCAGCTACGGCAACTACAGCGCGAAGGTCATTATCAGATGGAAGGGCAGTGATCTGACAAAGACTGCCATGAAGAAGGCCTACACAGGCAAACTGCCATCAACTAAGTTGGTAAAGACCAACGCAGAGGTCATTGCTGACGCTATCAGGTTTATGAAATGGATTGCCGGAGATAATGATTTCCACTATGGCCACGGCAAGGACGCTCACCACAACGGATGCTATTTCTGCGGCACCCAGCCTAAGAGCAAGAAGAACGCCGGCATCGTGGATTATGAGCACACATGCTGTTGCAATCCATTTGTAGGCGCTGCTTGGGCTCATGGCGGGTGCGTTCCGAAAGCTCTTGAAAT